TCTGAAGTTTTTTTAGTTTTAATTGTTCCTTTAGAAGTAACAGCTATGTACAATCTAGTCCTAAGTCTTTTTTTAATTTTAAACTCTACATCATTCTGAATTCTAAGTTTTTCTTTTTCACTTAGAATCTTTCTATTTTTTGTATGATACTCTTTTGACTTAGCATATTGTTTTTCTTTATTATCATCTTTCTCAATCCATTTTTTACTATATCCCTTAGATTTTTCTGAATTATTTTTTCTCCATTCAGTATGTCTTTCTTTATATAGTTCTTTATTTGCTTGATAATGATTTTTAGAAAATTCTGCTAAATACTTCTTTCTACATTCTTTACATTTACTACGTGATCTAAACTCAGTAGATGGTTTTGTTAAACCACAAATATTACAAGTACAATCCATTCTATTATATTTTGTTTATTAAAAAACAAAGATATAACAAAATAATCAAACCAACTAATTATTTATGATTTAATTTTCAACCCAAACTGTAGGTCAAACCATCCGAAGGTTGACTCAGCTTTACTCTTGTTAAACTTAAATATTTTCTTTAGTAATGGAATAGCATAACGCTTGAATTCCTCATGTTGTTCTTCTGTCATGGTATTATTACTATACCACAACTCATCTTCTTTAATCTCATCAACAGTCTTACCAATCATTTTTAGTTGGTATTCTATTAGATGATCCGTAATGTTTGTACGATTGATTGTTTTTTTCATTCAAATAAATTTAATTGGTTAGGTATATACACTGTTTTGATTCTTCTGCCTTCATTGTTAATCTTGGTGACTAGTCTGTTTGCTTTCTCTATGTAATAATCATAGTTTACATTATCAGTTTTACTGCGTTTTGGTAAGTAATTACAAACTTTACATACCCATTCGCCTGCTTCTATCTGACTAATTGCAGCAGCTCTAGTTTGACATTCAGGATTCTTCACCTTAAATATCTTATCACCATCGTTTGATACATAGTAACGTATCAACTTGTTGTACACAGTAGTTTCTCCTGTAGTTCTATTCGTTCCTTCATAATGAAAGCTTCTAGTTGCTTTCTGTCTTAAACAAAAATCATACAGATCTTTGTGAGAACGAATTGTAACATCCACAGGAGTGCCATAAACAAAATAACGCTCAAGAGCAATGGGAACAATTCTAGCTGACTTGTTCTTGTGCAATTCAAAATCAGTAAGGAAATCACCTTTTTTCTTAATTTCTCCATTAGTCATAATTGCTAAGTAATCATTCACTGTACTAAAAATAATCTTGGAATAGTCAGTCCTCTCTAATTCATATTGTGTTAGGTCCATCCAGTCTTTGTTGATCTCATACATTAAAGGAATCAAATCTTTCTTAATCTTGATAGTTACACCATCTGTGTTGGCAGAAATCACATGTATATCATTTAACTCGTATTGTTCAATAAGCATCATCAATGATAGTTCACCAGTTATTGTGGTGAACATTGTGAGTTGCCTATCATATATCCAGTTTTGCATATCTGATGATTTACCATATACAGAGTTAACAGCAAGTTTAAGTGCTCCAACAATTCCTTTAATCTTCTTATCACTCTTAGCAAGAGGCTTAAGCTCTAATCTTTTATCAAACATCTGTTTGTATCCCCTAAGGAACTCTTTCCCTAAATGAGCAGGAAACTTACCGTTGTTGATAATGATTGCTGGGTAATAAGAACTAACATCCCAATCGATTATCTCATAGTCTTCATCAGCTTCAAATATCTTAGGACTATTCTCTGTGTGAAGACCACCTTTCATAAAAGAATATACATTTCCATAGAAATCTATATGCTCTTTGAAATCATCTTGCAGACCAAGCTGCAGTTTCTTTATTTAGTTAAGAATGTCTTAAGCTGTGGTGTTTGAAACTCAACATACCTAGCAATACAATTCTTAACATCAATACTCTTTCTGAAATATCCCTTCTTAGGGAGCTCTCTATAGTTTATTCCTTTCTCTTGACAATAATACTTCTTAATCATCTCATCCCCTATCTTACTATCAGAATAGTTTAGACAAGGAATACCAAATTCTTCTTCGATATCCATTCTAAGCTCTATTCTGTTATCTCCTTTGTATAAGGGATGATCTGTCTCACCAAGTGTTATCTTATAGAATTCATACGTAGCATCAACATCATTGTGACAATATTCAATAGTCATTGCTACCTCTTCTTTTGTCATATCTGTTTTAGTGTGATGTATAGGCATCTCTTCTATGTTCTCAAGATCCATTTCAAACTCCAGTCTTTTAAGAGAGACCATACGATTCTTATTATCATAGTGATGTATCTTAAACAGATCAAGTTGTTTTAATGATAGTTCGTGCTCTCTGTATTCAGGGAACACATCATAATTAGCATCATGTATCACATCAGCAGCTTTCTGTGCTATTCTAGCACATATTTCTAGGTTTGTTAACTCATGCCAATTGTCATGATTTCTCAAGATCCATTCAACCACCTGACTATCAAAGCGTAGATTATTATATCCCACCCAATAGGCATTGTTATTAGCTTCTGTGTATCTAACAAAAGCATCTAGTTGATTCTTCCATTTAGACACTTGAAAGCTCTTACCAGCTTTACCAGGCACCATACAAACAACAGCAAACAGTTCTTGCATTGTTTCTATGTCATATATAATTACTTCTTTCATAGTTTTGTTTTTTTATGATCTTTCCAATCTAACCAAAATCCTATAGCTACAATAATATTCATACCAAATGATGCTAATATTTCTGCTATGTCTTCATATATATTAATAGAAAGATGGATATGTCCTACTACCCAGAAGGGCATAGCAAGATTATTTGATATCCATCTAACTAAATAATTTATAAATTTCATAGCCTACAAAGATAAGCAAAAATGTTATTTAATTGGTTTAAGTTTACAATTAATAAACTCTACAACAATCATCATTGTATCAGTTGATAATTTTTTTTTACTAAGCTCAACTGTTATAATATCATCATACACTTTTCTTGATATCATGTATTTAACACCATTCTTGTGAGTTGGATCATTTGATTTTAATGTAGCAGCTGTCTTTTTTAGCTTCTTTGTTATTAATTCAGCTATTCTTCTTTCTTTTGTATATTTCTCTGAAAATATTAATTGCATATTAGAAATATATTCTGAAGTGATCAGAGTGTAACATAATCTTCTTAGGCTTACCCTCGAATGTCATACCATGTGGTACTTCTATTCCTATCTCTGCAGGTTTTTGCTCTATATTAGGTTCAAAGTTTAATGGTTGAATATTGTTAATCACTTTACCCACTCTTACTTTATCTAATTGTCTACCCTTAGTAAGATTTAACTTTTTCTTTAGATCATATAGTTTAAATCTAAGAGAAAATATAGTCTTACCATATTTAACAGCTAGTTGTCTACTTAATTCATTTACGTTTATTTTTCCACTTTTTAAGATGGATATCATTTCCTCTGTTTGTTCTTCTGTATAAAAAACTACTTTTTTTATTTGTTCCATAGGTTTTAATTCATTGTTGTTATTTTTCATTAAGTCTAATGCTTCACTAATAGTTATTTCGCCTCTATACAATCTATCATTAATAAATTGTGCTGCACTGTCTACCACTTTAAAGAATCCTTTTATTGTTTTCTCATCAATGTCTGTTATTTCAGATATTTGATAATTTATATTCTTGCTTTGAGTAAGTGATGTATGTTCCATCACTTCATCATATGCATTCCATATTTTATGAATTTTTTCTAAATCTGTCATAGTTTCTAAATTTTAGCAAAACAACACATAGCTGATGTGTCATAATACTTGATAAATAAATAGTTTCCGTTGTTTGTTGTGTAAATTGTGTGAGGCATAGGTGATGATTCATCAACACTGCTTATCACTCTCTCTTTCCTAGCTTTAAAAAATGTATCAATTGTCTCTTGTAAGCCAATTCTATAACTGAATGTCATAATGAAATTGTTCTTGAACTTAGCTATATGCTCTGTTAAGAATCTAACAGAAGCACAAAAATCAAGATCAAACAATACATTTTGTTTATTAGGGTTTGCTTTAAGAATATCACCACATATCAGTGCTATCTTTGATTTTGATTTGATTCTAGATAGTTGTGCTAATGCTACTGATGAGTTGTTCTCATAAATTTCAAATTCTTTACATCCTTTGCTCTCTAAATAAGTTAGATATTCATTGATGTCTGGACCAGCTAACCCAACTATTGATTCAAATTGGAACCTTTGGATTAAAAACTCTCTAACAGCATGTTTGTTGCTAGAGGTTATATAAGTTTTCTTTCTTTCAGCCATGTCATTCTTCTTCTAATTGTTCATCTAATGTTTCATCCCAATCATCATCTGATTCAGGAACTCTTAATATCACTCTATCTTCAAATAATATAGGCCCTGGTTCTTCATCATTCTCACTTAGTTCTATATCTATGTATCCATCACACTCTCTTAATAAGTAATTGATATCATCTAATGATATTTCTCTAAGTTCATCTGTATGTTGTCCCTCATCCCACCAACCAAGTTCTTCTTCAGTTGCTAATAGTTCTTCATCATCATCTATGATGAATAGTTCAACAGGCGCACCACTAGCAGCCATAAATGCATCAGCATCTTCAGGAACTTCTTCTAGTGCCCATAGTTCTACATATGGTTCCATTATGCCAACAGATATTCTATTGACAAAGAGCATACCCTCCTCTAATGTAAAAGGAAGGTAACTCTTTAATACTATTTCTCCTGTATACCACATTAGAATCCTGTTTTAATTGGTTGTGGTGATATTTCATATGTACACTCTTGACTGTATAGTCTTAGAATGATGTGAAGTTGTTCTATTCTTAAATAGTTTTCTTCTTCTTCTAATGATAGTCCTTTTATCTGTACACCATTACCATTATCAATTAGCTCAATAGCCTTTGTTCCTACAATACTACTAGCCCATTCAAGGTGATCACTATAATACAATGTGTGTATCATTGAACCTTCTGTGTTTGTTTTTAGATAGTCATACTCATGTATACCATCTATGTAAATCTCTTCCATGTTATTAGGGGGTTTTAAGTTAATATCCAGCTAGTTTTGCCATTAATCCATCTTGACTTAATATATAAGCAAGAGAGTCTTCTTGTTGTGGTGTAAGAGATTTGATAGCAGAAACAAGATTGATTCTACTATATGTTATATCTTCTCCATACATCTTCTTTACATTCTCTCCTATTTCTAAGAAGTCTGTTATGTTAAAATGATCTATAGGTTGTTCATTATCATCAACCCATCTTCCGTTAATTATTTTCATTATTTTTGATTTAATTGGTTATCTAATACTTTCTCTATTATTTCATTGTATACATCATCACTAAGTAAATCAGTGATAACTATTCCTTCTAACTTAACTGATGATATTTCAAACTCAGCGGAACATCCTGGATAACCAGATCCATCTGGATAATACATAACCATTGGTTCTGGTGGAGAGTAATACCCATGTACATCTAAACGTACATCATATACATTTACTTCTGTTTCTATTTCTTTCATTTCTTTTTAAATTGTTCCACAAACTTCTCCACATTCTTTTTTAATTGAAAACATAATTCTAAAAGTATATATTACTATAGAGTATGTTTTTGAATCATCAGAATCCCATATCCTAATTCCACTAATATAAACTTTGCTAAGTGATTTACGTTGTTTTCTGAAAGTTTCAACTGCTAAGTAATATTTTTTATTTTCAATTGCTTTATACATATTTTACTTCTTTTTAAATATATTAAACCATTCTCTAAAATATTCTTTAGCTTCATCTCTATTATCTGTAATACATCTACATATATTATGACCTACCATAAATGCTTCTTTTAATTCTTCCTCACTATAACTTCTTTCTTGTTGCCATTTAGCACCTAATTTAAAAGCTGTTAAGAAATTTGATTTTGTATGTTGTGTATGGTATTCGTTCCAATAATCTTTGTAAACTCTATATTTAGCTTCTTCAAGTGTTTCTTGTGTCATAATGATTTCTTTAGTTTAATAAAATCTCTGTTGTTAGCCCACCATTTCTTATTAATGGCTTTAATACGTTCTTTGTTATTAGCTCTGTATGCTCTCATATAAGCAGCATGTTCTTCTGCTGTCTTCTTTGGTACATATATTCCCATTGTGATGTAGTTTATAAAAGAATAAGGGCTCCACTACAGAGCCCTTGAATTCTCCTCCCTAATAACCCAACTTATGCAGTTGGTCTATATTGGCTTCTACAATATACACACCTTGTGTTATTGTACATGAGAATGCTACACACATAGCAAACGCTAATTGTCTGAACCTGTAGAAATCTACAGGAGTAAGTTTAATTGTCTTCATTTCTATTGTTATTAAGGATTAATACAAATTAAAAAAGCCTCTTGTTACAGAGGCTTTGATTGTTGAGGTTGGAACTTCCTTCTCTTAAGTACTCAACACCTTCTTTGCGTAGAAAGGACTTAACATTCGTGGTATGCAAACTACCCAATGTCTGTTACTGTACTATTTGCGTCAAGTAACTGCTATCTTTAATATTGCTAATAACTTAAACATATCTTCATCAGACATATTTGCTTTCATATGATTCATAGCAATGCTTATAAACTGCACATTACCTTTTACATATCCTAATGAAGAATCTATTCTATCTACACTTGCTGTGTATAAATGAGAATTAGATCCTGGTGTAGGATGTATAAGTTGAACCTTAGAATATACACACAAACCTTTTTGTTTATCCCATTGATCTTTTAAATCTTGTAAAGATAAGTCAAAAGACTTGTTTCTTCTACTAGCTCTTCTTAGATGCTCTCTAAAGTCACTAAACTCATCTCTTCTATTATTAGCAATAAGATGAGTAGCATCTCTAGGATTAACTTTGTTCAAATGTTCTATATTAGAAGGAATACTCTTTGAGCACTTCATTGAACAATAATGTAATCTACCTACTTTTAAACTTCTCTTTATCTCAGATATATCTTTCTTAAAGATTGTTTTACAATAACAACATTGCACTTCTTCTTGTTTTCTTTTATACTTTTCCATAGTTGTATTAATTTAATAATACAAATATAATAAATACATTTGGAATAACAATGGAAGTGCTCAGTTATTTTTGTGGAAGTGGAGGTGAGGAGAGTCGAACTCCTGTCTTACACACTTCATTATCAATGTTTTATACAGCTTTACGTTTGTTTAAACTCTTTACGTTAGAAAGGGTCAACTATTAAGAAGACATCCACCAGAATGTTTTTAAAGTAACATACAAGTCTTCTATGGCAATTTTTATAGTCAGCCAGTGTTTGACTCAATCACCTAGTCTTTGGTTAGGCAGCCACAGCTAACTCTACTTCTCTTGAAGCAGAAACTTCTCCATTAAGGATGTTGTGAACAACAGTCATATTAGCTCGTACTTGGGCATTCTCGTTTGTGTTTCCATTTAAAA